TCGTATTCGTTTTACCTGCCTTGGCACGCATGGTCAAGGTCGGGCGCTCATATAAAGGCTTGGAATCACACGATTCCGAGCCTTTTTTGCTTGCGGAAGCAGTCGAAGAAGATGTTTCCATGAAATTGTCTATATTGACAAAAGTCATGACTTTGCTGACACGCACACGAGATAGTTGGGAATATCAGAAGAGTCGGAACGGCTTATTTTTGCGGAAACAAAAAGTGGGCGATGAGGGACTCGAACCCTTTGCGCTCGGTTTTCACGATTGTTGTTATTCCGCCGTTTTCCCAGTGTTTCCAACGGTTCCCACATGGTTCGCAATTCACTCCAAATCACTCCAATTCACTGCAATTACCGGAAAAGTGTGGGCAAAATGTGGGCACGGAATCAGAGATACATGTGCTGTCGCACGTAGGCTTCGACATCGGCGTTTTCCTCCGGCGTGCCGATAGTCAGCAGCCACACGGCATTGTTCTTGCGCTGAACATTGCCCTTGCGAAGGCATTTGATGAGTCCTGCGGATTCGAGTTTTTTGGCGATCTTGCCTATGCGGTTGTACGCCAGCTGCTCGCGCTTCGGATTGCGCGGCTCATTGCCGATCGCCACGAGCTCGTCCATTGACTGGGGAAGTGTCATACCCCAATCGATGGCGATTTTGAGCCATCCGGAAGTGTAGGTGCGCGGAAGCATGTGCTTTTCCTTGGCGGCTTTGTCCAGCGGCCAGTCAGCGGTGAGCCATGCCATGCGGCTGAGCAGGGCGTATTGAGCGAAGTCGAAGCTGCGTGCGCCCTTGTGGGTGACGGTGAGTTTCCCTCGGCTTGCGAGTTCTTCGACTGCCAGCATGTTGCGGTATCCCATTTTACGGTCCATTTCCGACCTCCAAGCCATGCGTTACAATGGTTTCGGAAGTCTTTGAGTGAGGCTTCATGTTTTACCTCCGTGGTGCCGTTAACACTGCGGAGGTTTTTTGTTCTGAAACACATTATATGCTAACTTGCAAACATGTGTGTATGGCGTGTTGTAAACAAGGGTGTATATTAACCTTGCAAGTGGAAATACTAACTTGCAAACATGAAATATACATATATACATATGTAACATTATTTTCATTCTTTCATACAGCGCCAATGCGCTGAAATGGAAGAATCGGCACGTCCAATTCCCCCATCCGTGGTAGCTTGAAGCAGAGAGAAGGAAGGGGAAAAATGAAGAAACTGATCTACCTCGTGCTATCCGTGCTGTTCGCAATCTCCGGCATCTACGGCATCTACGACACCATCACCACGCCGAAATACGATCTGGCCACAAGCATCATAACGATTCTGCTCCTTGCATTCCTCGCATGGTTCTTCTGGCATCTCTTCCTCAAGCCTGAGCCGCGCCATAAGCATCAAGCGGAAAATGCGCCTGAATCATCGCCGGAAGCCACCTCAGACGCTCCAACAGTGGAAACGGTACCAATCACTCATGCCGACACGAATGATGGCGTGGAGGACGATTACGTGGCCATCGACATCGAGACCACAGGATTAGGCAGAAGCGCTCGAATCATCGAGCTAGGAGCAGCGAGAATCAGGCACGGACGCAAAGTCGCGTCATACAGCCAGCTCGTCAATCCCCAGATTCCGATACCGGCCAAGGTCACGCAGATCACCGGCATCACCGACCGGAACGTCAAAGGCAAACCCACCATCGACAAAGCGCTACCCAAGTTCTACGCTTTCTGCGGGCATGATACGTGGATAGGGCACAATATTCGCCGCTTCGACCTGCCGGTGATCGCCAGGGAGGCGCAGAGGGTCGGTGCCGGAATGCCGGACGTGAGCTTCTACGACACGATGGAATTATCCCAGGCATTGCTGCCGCAGCTCGACCATCATCGCGTGGTGGACCTCATTCGATATTTCGGCATCGCCAAGACCGAGCGGCATCGCGCCGCCGATGATGCGGCACAGACGGCGCAAATCTTCGAATGCCTGAAGCGGATATAAGCTTTATAAAGACTTATAAAGGCTTATAAGGCAATATAAAAGCCCCACAATCGTGGGGCTTAATGCTATCAGAGGCTGTTCGCTGAGTTGTAGAATTCCTGCGCGTCCTCGGCCTTCTTGAATTCCAAAGGTAGTGAGCGCAGCGCGCTGTACTTCCATGTGACGGTGCGCTTCTTGATCGTCACCCCTTGCAGGTCGCTCACCTTGTAGGCTTCGGTCTTCTTGTACCGGTGCAGATACGTGGTGCCCATATCCACTTCCAAGCGATTCGCATAAAGCCGGATAGCCAAGAACAGTGGGTGGGCGAGCCTATCGCACTCATAGATAGCGCCCGGCGCGGGCTGTGGTCGTTTCGCCATGATTACTCCCTTCTCTTTTTTGCCTTGATTCTATCTCGCTCAGATGATGCTGACACGCTCGGCCATGACTTGGCGGAAGTCACCCAGCACCTGCTGGGTCACCTCCAGTTCCTGGGAGATGTTCCACGAATTCCCTTCGTACATTTGTTCCAGCATGCCGTAGTGGAGTGGGTCTATCAGCGTCAAGGCGGTTTCGCGTCTTGCCCTATGCTCCTCTCGACTCTGTGCCACACGGTCACATGACGTGTCGCCGTGCCGCCAATGTAATAGCTCGTGTACGAGGGTGCAGCGTTTCGCTGCATAAGTGAGCCGACGGTCTATGAGGATGACGTGGTTTTCGTTGTCGTAGCAGCCCCATAGTCCGTCCGGCAGGATGGCGCTGGACACGGTGACGGGCAGGCCGATGATCGCGCGGCGCATGGCACCGTAGGTCATGCGCCGGTCGATCGGCAGGTCAGGCAGGCTCGTCGTAATCCGGCCCAGCCTCTCCATTGATGGCCTCCTGCTTGCCGGCGGCGTTATAGGCGGCAAGACCGTAATCGCCTGCCTGCGCTTTCCTCTCGGCTGCTTCGACGGCATGGCGTTTGGAGTCCATCACGATGTCTCCGATGGGTACGCCGGTCACTTCGCTGATGCGTTCCAGGTCACTCAGGTTGAGCGGGCGCGTGAAGTTCTGACGTTTGTACCAGTAGTCCTCGCCGAAGCCGCAGGCCTTGGCAAAATCTTTGACGGTCATGCCGCTTGCCTTTTGGAGCCTGACGCACTCTCGCATGACCTGTTTTGCGAATGTGGTCACTTCGTTTGCTTTCATACCCATGCCTCCATTATAGCCAATTACGTAGTCATTGTGTACAAATTGTAAAGAACTACGCAATTTCATAGACTTCAATCTACGAATTTGCGTAGAGTAAAAACTGTCGAAAGGAAAAACGAGATGTTGAGCACCAAGAAGACCAAGACCCCCGACCACTACCCGTGCGGCCACATGCGCGGCCCCGGCTGGCACGACTGGCGCGCCTGCCTCACCAAACAGGGAATCGAGGAGGATGAATGGCCGGTCTGACGGAAACAGCCACCAGAAACCTCAAAGCGGAACTCGCCAGACACGACAAGACACCAAAAGACCTAGCAAAAGCATGGGGCCTTGAAATCAGAGCCGTAAACAACAGGCTCAAAGGCCACACGCCACTCTCGACGGACGAAATCGAAAAAGCGGCATCCATGCTCGACATGGAACCTGAAAACCTCGTCATGCTCCTCATCCAGCCAATCGACAGCATCAAACAATTCAAGGCCTGAAAGCCACACCAAAGGAGCGTCCGATGGACAGCAAGACCTACACCAAAGACCTGCGCAAGACCTGCGTCGAAGCGATATTCAGCGAATTTGAGAACAAGGGCGACGCCATCCGTCCGGCCTATGCCGACGGGTGGGACGAAATCGAAGCAAGGCGTTCGCTCGGTCACATCGTCGGATACGTCGACCTCGACGTGCCCGGCCTCGTGGACGTCATCATCGACACGATCGCCAAGGAAGCAGCGCAGAAATGACCAGCCAACTACTCAACCCGCCGAAACCGCCGACACTCCACGAGACCGGATGCCTGCTGCTCGCATCAAGCGGCTTCTGCATCCGCTTCCATGAGGACGGCAGCGCCAGCCTCGTGGACGGCATCCAAGACATCACCCTCGCGCACTTCACATCAGCGGAAATTGAAGGCATCGCATACGCGCTCAACGGAATGACAGGAAACACAAGATGAAAAGGACTGGAGGCAGACAAATGACCAGCCATGACCACCATCGTGACAGCGGGCAGGCGGGGGACGCGAAACCGAACTACACGCTCCGCCGTCTGAAGTTCGCAGCCGCCATCATCGGATTCGTGAGCAGCATGACACTGCTCTTCACCTGGCGGACGGCGGACTCGCAGTCAGCCACCGTCCTCGTCAGCGTCATCTACATTCTGACCGTCCTATGGCTGACCGTGCGGTTCGCGCCACGCGACTAAAAGACTTCCCACCAGCCGACAGTCCAACAAAACAAACCAAATTAGGGACGTTTCTGCGGACATCCACGTTCACCATGTCGGCTGGCGGGGACACATAACTGAATATCGATTATTATCCACGCGCCGACCACATCTTGCTTCACATACACTGTCGGCGTACTCGGCTGGGCGACGGTTCGCCCGTCCACGGATTCCAATCTCTTCTCTCTCTATCAAAAAAACGCAGGCACTCCGGTGTTTGCAACCCTTTCAAGTCCGCCTGACGGCTTCCATCGCCGTCGGCCGCGCCACCGGCCGCGAACACGTTCAGGTCGCGTTCCGACAGTCAAAGGGGTGTTCGGAATCCAAGGACGGCATCGGTCCGACTCCGATGCCAGCCACTCAGCCCCATCCACTCGTCAGGGTGGGGCACGCAACGTCAACAAGCAAAGGAAAACCCAATGAGCAACCACATCAACGCACGCATCGGAGGTGAAGCATGAGCACGATACGCTACATCAGCCTGTTCAGCGGAATCGAAGCCGCCACCGTCGCATGGCACCAGCTCGGGTGGAAACCAATCGCATACGCGGAAATCGAACCATTCCCAAAAGCCGTGCTCAGACAACACTATCCGGAAGTACCAGATCTAGGAGACGTGACCAAAGTTGACTGGAAACAATACCACCACGCGGCAGATGTCGTTGTGGGAGGAAGCCCCTGCCAAGCCTTCTCGATCGCCGGCCTCAGGAAGGCTTTGGACGATCCACGCGGCCAGCTCATGCTCGAATATCTCCGAGCTTGCGCAGAGATTGATCCGGAATGGATCGTCTGGGAGAACGTGCCCGGAGTACTGTCGGCTGAACACGGACGGGCTTTCCAGTCGCTCCTTGAAGCCGTGGCCGAACTCTGGCCTGATGGGGGGGCGGCATGGAGAGTGCTGGACGCTCAGTTCTTCGGTGTGGCCCAGCGACGCGAGCGTGTGTTCCTTGTCGTCAACACTAGAGACTGGCGACGTGCCGCTCCGGTTCTTTTTGAGCGCGAAAGCCTGTGCTGGGATCATCAGTCGAGCAGAGAGAAGAGGAAAAGCCTTGCCGGAGGAACTGCTGGCGGCGTTGGAAACGCAGATTCAGGCATTGGAAACTTGACCCACGGTGAGAACGGTGGGCGGGATCAGTCGGCTGTCATGCTGGACTTCCACCAGCAGGATGGAAGGTTCAGGGTCAGTGAACATCCGGACCTGTCAAACACTCTCACCTCTCACATGGGAACCGGTGGGAACAATGTCCCACTTGTGAAAGCATTCAAATGGAATCAAGGGGAACGCTCGCGCAGCCTGGCGATCGGCGATGTGAGTCCGACATTGAGCACTGACCATAATCCAGCCGTCTACGAGGTGGCAGGAAACATCATCGGTCGCGGACAAATGAGCGGCGGGAATCAGCTTGGTGTTGCCGACCCGGACGAAAACGGCGCTTTCACATTGACTTCCACCGATAGACATGCGGTGGCTGAAATCGAGAGAGAAGTGATGTGCAGTGCGGACAGTCAATCGAACGCGGCATTGGCCTCCGACCTCGCGCCGACCTTGACGGCGCACGCCTCAAAGGACGCGCCGATCATATACCCATCATGACAAGCAACGGAGATGACGTGTTCCCCGCGCTGTGCGCCACGGACGGAAGCAAACGGTTCATCGACAACCAGTCCATCAACGGTGGGCGACTACTGATCGACAGGAGGCGAACATGAGTCTCACATTCAAAATACGCGGAGGGAAAGCGGGGGGGGGGTAAGGGATTCCTGGGACAGGAAGAGCTTTCCGCCACACTCAGCACGCACAATGACCAGTTTCTACATACGGAGGATTCGATGAATGGTTTAACGGTTCGCAGGCTCACCCCGCTGGAATGCGAACGGCTCCAGGGATTCCCGGACGGGTGGACGGACATTCAATGGCGCGGCAGGGAGCACGCGCCGGACGGGCCACGATACAAGGCGTTGGGGAATTCAATGGCCGTCCCGGTCATGAGATGGATCGGTGAAGGAATCCAACTCGTCGAAGACAACAAGGAACTTTTCAAGAAGGAAACCACATCATGAACGAAAACAAACCACAGGTGGCAACATGGGCGCTCTGCGTCGACATCGACCCCGACAACCAGGAATCCGGCCCCGCACTCATCTGCAAACTCGACATGCCGCTGGACCCCTTCAAGGGTGGACTGATCGGCGTCTCCCTGCCCGGCAACATGGGCGAGGCCACCGCGCTTGCCGCCCGAGTCGCATGCCAGGCCATCGACAAGGCGCTCAAACGTCACCTCGAACGCGGCGGCGTCGACACCCCGGAAATGCTCACCGGAATCCACATCGACCCGATGGGCGACATTCGGGACGCCCGGTCATGACCGACCTGCTCACGCCAGACGAACTGGCCATCATGCTCGGCATGAGCGTGCGCACCCTCGCCAACTGGCGGAGCACCGGCAAAGGCCCGCCGTACTTGAAAATCGGCGTGGAACCGCCAGAAGGCCATCAGGACAGGCGCAAAGTCCGCTACCAACGTCAAACCGCGGAACAGTGGGCCTTGGCACACAAGTACCAAAGGACGGTGGCGAGATGAAAAACGGGAGATTCGTTCCGGCTGCACGGTTTAAAAGCAGTCCAGACGTCAAAAACGACGGAAAAGCACACGTCGACACCGGCAAACCGACCCTCACCCAGCAGGGAATCGACGTGGACGAGTTTATCCGCGAAAACAGGCGATTGATCGAAAAACTCAGAAAGGGAACGCATTGAAACACGAATACACGGACGGCGAACTCGCCGAACTGAAGAAAATCTACGACGAGTCAGGCGAAGCCGGACTCCAGATCGGCGAAATGCGGGCGTTACGCAAGGCCGGACTCCTCACGAATGGCCTTCCGTCGAAACCGGAAGAACCGTCGAAGCGAGACCTCATCCTCGCGCACTGCCAAAAACGCATCGAACAAGGCCAACCGTTCGACGGCAAGGAAACCGCCGAAACGCTCAACCTAAGCCAGAAAACAGTCGGCAACATTCTCAGCCAACTCCGCAAGGAAGGACTATTGCCGACCTACGACAAGCATTCACCACGCAGCAAAGCACGGAAAACAAACACAACAGGAAAGAAGAAAGAAACCATGACCACCACACAGAAACTCACAGCGACCAACATCACCGAAGAGAAACTCACGCCGACCGGCGTCACCACCGGAACCATCAGCGTCAGGCCACAAGCCACAGCCGATCCACGCGCCATCATCTCCAACGCATTGACCGGCATTTTCGACGCCATCAGCGCTCTGCAGAAAACCGCGTTCCAGACCAACGACAAAGTGGTCTACGGATTCGCCACGAAACTCCTCAACGGCGAATTGATGGACATCAAAGCCAACTACAGCAAGGACGTGGCGAAATGAGACTCAAGTTCAATAGCGAGAGTGGCGTTTTCACCATCGAGCCAGAGTCCCTGGCGGAAACCATCAAGCTCAGGACGTCCGCGTTGGATATCGCCAATCTGCTGGTCAATTATTTCGACGCCGACATCGTCAAAGCAGACATAAACAAGCCAAGCAATCAGCAGGGAGCCTGAAAATGAAGCGTATTCCCCTCAAGGACACGGAACGCTACACGGTCGAGCGGTTCAGGCAGTGCAAGAAGACGGAACGTCATCTCGCGTGGCTGAAGAGCCGTAAGGCTGGTGTGGGCGGGTCTGACGTGAGCACGATCCTCGGCCTGAATTCCTTCAAGACGCCCTATGAGCTGTGGCTTGAGAAGACCGGACGCGTGGAGCCGGAGGACATTTCGGACAAGTGGGCGGTGGTCAAGGGCAATGCCCTGGAAAACGAATTAAGGAAGCGTTTCCGCGCCAATCATCCGGAAATGCTCGTCACGGACGGCACCGACAAACAGTTCATCAGCCAAGGGAAGCCATACCTGCGCGCGTCACTTGACGGCATCCTGCAGAAAGAGAACGGCGATTTTGGAATCCTCGAAATCAAAACGGCGAGCAACCGTCGAGCGGGGGACTGGCATGACGAGGAAGGCAACCTCCGAATCCCGCCATACTACTTGGCTCAAGTCGAGTTCTATGCGCTCGTCACTGGATGGACGTGGGGAGTTGTGTACGCGGCCATCGGAGACGACGAGCCGGTGGAGATCCCGTTCAAGGCCGACGTGGAGGATATGGCCGCGATCGACAAGGCCGCAGCCGACTTCTGGCGTTTCGTCACCACCGGCACGCCACCGCAATTGACCGGCGGCGACGTGCAGAAGGCGTTCCCGGAACCCACGCCGGACATCGTGGACGAAAGCGACGACGATGACCTCTACGATTTGCTCGCAAGATACGAGAGCACGTCCAACCGCGCGAAGGAACTGAAAAACGAGCAGAAGGAATTGCAGGAGCAGATCATCCTTCGCATCGGCTCGCATGCGGGCGTGCGCTGCGGAAACCTCCAAGCCACCTACAAGCCGACGACCCGCAAGGAATACGTCGTCAAAGCCACCACATACCGCAAATTCGCATTCAAAGCCACCGAAGAAAAGGAGCAATAATCATGGGACAGATCGCACAGCAGGCGCAAGGACAGCAGATGGTCGAAATGACGCCGAAACAGAATCTGAAAATGATGATGAAGAAAAGCTGGCCGCGCATCGCCAGCGTCGTCGGCAACAACATCAGCCCCGACCGCCTCTATCAGACGTGCGTGTCCGCGATCAACAAGACACCGAAACTCGCGGAATGCTCGCCGCAAAGCGTGCTCTCATGCTTCATGACCTGTTCCGCGCTCGGACTGGAACCATCCAACGTGGACGGATTGGGACGAGCCTACGTGCTTCCCTTCTACAACAAGAAATCCGGCGGAATGGAAGCCACTTTCATCATGGGCTACCGTGGCATGATCGACTTGGCGCGACGTAGCGGCCAGCTCGTGGACATCAGCGCCCGCGCCGTACACCAGGGAGACGAATTCTCGTACAGCTATGGCCTCAACGAGGAGCTGCACCACGTGCCATGCGCCAACCCCGGCGAACTGACCCACGTGTACATGGTCGCGCATTTCAAGGACGGCGGACACTACTTCCTTGTCCTTAACCGTCAGGAGATCGAGCAGGCGAGGGCGCGCAGCAAGAGCGGCAATTTCGGCCCGTGGAAGACCGATTACGAGGCCATGGCGAAGAAGACCGCCATCCGTCGCGCCGCCCCGTACCTGCCTTTGACCGTGCAGGCGCAGACTGCCGTCGCCGCAGATGACATCACGCCTGACTACGGCGACGTGTTCCAACCGGTGCTCGATGACGATAGTGCGGAAGAAGCCGATGACGTGACCGCCGAAGTCATGGAAGCGGATACGCCGGAGGATACCGAAGCCGACATGAAGGAGGCCGAGTGATGGCAGGAGAAACCGTTATCACGATCGTCGGCAATCTGACCGCCGACCCGGAACTGCGCACGACGTCCGCTGGAGCGCAGGTCGCGTCGTTCACGATCGCCAGCACGCCGCGCACCTGGAACCGCAGCACGAACCAGTTCGAGGACGGTCAGGCTTTGTTCATGCGCTGCAGCGCGTGGCGCGACATGGCCGAGCATTGCGTCTGCTCACTCGCGAAGGGCATGCGTGTGATCGCGCAAGGCCGTTTGCAGCAGCGTTCCTATCAGGCGCAGGACGGCTCCAACCGCACGGTCATCGAGTTGCAAGTTGACGAGATCGGACCAAGCCTGCGGTATGCGACGGCTCAGGTACAGAAGATGCAGTCAGGCGGATACCAGGGCGGCAACGCCAACGGTGGCGGCTATCAGCAGCCGCAGCAGGCACAACAGCAGCCGCAGGCTCCGGCCGATGATCCGTGGGGCGCGCCAGCCGGAGAGCCTGACTTCTGATGCGCGAATGGATAGAGCCACCGGACGTGGAACCGGTATGTCCGAGGCATGGGTGCGCGTTGTATCCGGCGCGCCCCATCCCATGCCCCGAATGCGAAATCGAAGCCGAGGAAGAGGAGGCCGACCAATGAGCGGCAAGCAACGCAAGCGCAGTCGCAAGACCGCGAAGGATAACGGCACGCGCATGGAAACCGCCGTGGAATCCTATTTGCAGTGGGCTCTGGACGACCCGCGCATACAACGCCTCCGTTTGCATGGAAGCAAGGACGTGGGCGACATCGGCAACGTGTACTGGCATGGCCAGCCCGTGTGCATCGAAGTGAAATGGACGCAGACCATGGACGCGCCGCAACATATGCGCGAGGCCGTCACGGAAGCGGGAAACATGGACTCGCCCTACCCGTGGGTCATCCAGAAGAAGGCAGGCGTGGGCCTCACGTCCATGCACAAGCTCGGACAACAGCACGCCTACACCGTCACCGAAGTGATGGACGCGATGCTCAGGCTTTCACCATCGGCATTGCGCGCGCGAATCAAACCCGAACCATTGGGAAGGAAGAAAACCATGTGTCTAATCACATTGCAGGAGTTCGCATTGATACTCAACAGTGGATTGCCGCTCGGCCCGGACACGGAGGAATGATGGCTACGAACGTTACCCAGAAAGACAAGACGCTCAACGAGATCATCGACTGGGCGAAAAGTCGCTGTCATGAAGCCGGACTTTCCAGATTCGATGTCCGCAGAAAGAGCGACCGAGACTTCTATGACGGCCAAGTTAACGCATTCCATGAAATGCTAGAGCTTTGCCGTTCCATGCTCGGCTATTCCGGCTCCATGCCGTCCGAGGTGTCAAATCAAAGCGATGACGCGAACATGAAGGAGACAAACCGATGAACGGCGATAAGCAGCATGCGGTGTGGCGTGAAAGCATCGAGAAATACGGCAAGGAGACGCAAAGCATCGTCTGCATGGAGGAATGCTCCGAACTCATCCAAGCCGTCAGCAAGCGCCTACGCGGCAAGCCCGGTGCTACCGACAATCTTGCGGAGGAAATGGCCGACGTGATCATCTGCCTGTACCTGCTCAAGGAAATGTACGACATCACCGACGAGCAGTTAAATGAATGGATCGCACGCAAGACCGTAAGGCAATCCAAGCGAATGCAAGCCGATGACCCATTCCTGGAAGGCAAGGACGCGGAATGAGCGCGTACCAACCTGTTCTTGACCCTGCTTGCGGCGGGCGAATGTTCTGGTTCGACAAGTCAGACAGCCGTGTGCTCTTCGGTGACGTGCGCGACGAAAGTTGGGAACTATGTGACGGACGCAGATTCGAAGTCAAGCCGGACATGCTGATGGACTACCGCGATCTGCCGTTCCCGGATGAGACGTTCCGTATGGTCGTGCTCGACCCACCGCACCTGCGCAATGCGGGAGAGACGAGCTACATGGCGCAGAAATACGGATGCCTCGACCAAGAGACATGGAAAAACGACCTTAAGACCATGTTCAGCGAAATGCTGTACGCGATGATCGAAGCGAACGGAAAGAGGACAAATTGAGCATTGCGGATGATGAAGCTGAGAAGGTATATCCGACCCGCTACTGGAGTGGAACGCGTGTCAAGGAACAGTTTTCCTGCGACACGGACGATTTGCAGGAAGCGTACCTGCGCGGACGCAACGCGCCACCGGCTGACGCCGAGGTCGAGGCCGTGGCGAGAAAACTGATGTGGTGGGACATGGCACCAGCCTGGGAAGACGTCATGCCCAGTGAGGATTGCTTCTGGACTCTGGCCGAGCCGGAGATGCGCGCCAATTACATCAGGGACGCTCGGAAAATGCTCGAAATCGCACGGAAGGCGGCAAACGAATGAGCAAGACGATCAAGTATGTGGAATGCGCTCACTGTTGCGAGGTTGTCGGCACATATTACGTGACCTGCCCGTACTGCGGATACAAGTTGGCCGCGCGCAGGCCGACAGGCATGGATCCGCTGTATGGCATGACCGACGACGAATTCTACAAGCGATTCGGGAGCATGTGATGGAAGATGTTGGAATTCTTCCTTGGCCCCCACCAAGCTTGGCGGAGCTCGAAAAAGCTTTGGATTCGATGGACCACGACGGAATCACAAGAGGAGATTAGGCGATGGCTAGACGCGGCTACGTGCAGCTCGTGAACGGCTTCTACGCTAACGAGAAGGTGCAGGAACTGGCCCGCAGCGGACGCATGGACGCTGTTGGAGTCTTCTGCATGGCTTTGACGTATTGCGGCGACCATCTCACGGACGGATTCGTGCCGCGCCGCGCCATGCTCTATGTCATCGGCGCCACGGGCGAGCAGGTCAACGCACTGTGCGATGTCGGAATGCTCGAAGCGGTTGACGAAGGCTGGCTGATCCACGACTACACCGCCCACAACCGCACCAAAGAGCAGGTATTGCATGCCAGGAAGAAAAGCGCCGAGCGCGTGGCCAAGCATCGCAACGAATCCGATGTAACGGCGTTACATCGGAACTGTAACGCTGTTACATCGGGACAAACACCAGAACACCAGAACACCAGAACACCAAAGAAAGAGAAAGAAGAATATTCTTCTTCTTTCTCCAAAGAAATCGGGGTAAGCGACTTCGAGCTAGTGAGGGAGAAGGCGCACGCCAACGCCGACATCATCCGAAACTATCCGAACCTCGACCTATCGGATGCATGGAACGCATTCAACTCACGGCATTACGGCGAAACACGCTCCGTCAGCGACTGGACGCGCCTATGGAAAGGCTGGTGCCAACGCAGAGCCAACATGAGCGGCATACCGCCCTCGAAACGCCACATACACACATGGCAGTGCGAACACGTCCTGCAAGCGCTCGGACGCGACAAGGAAACCGCTACGCCAGACCAACAAGCCTGCCAGATGGCGAAACAACTCAACAAGGAGGAAAACGCGAAATGAACAGCAGAACCACCACCCATCCCGCGCACGAAGAACTAGCCAAAGCATGGCGAGAAGGCTACTCCGCCGGATGGAAAGACCAGGAATGCGATTTTCAGCAATATACAAGCGAAAACCCATACAAGGAGTACCAAAAAATGAGTGACAACGTCAATCATCCAAAGCATTACGAGAGCGGCCCGTTCGAGTGCATCGAACTGACCCGCCTGTTGAGTTTCGACTGGGGCAACGTGGTCAAATACTGCTACCGCTGGCAGTCTAAGAACGGCGTCGAAGACTTGAGGAAGGCGCTCTGGTATGCGAACGACGCGGTAATACACGGTACACCGCTCTATGCCGACACCAATCTGTCCGGCCTGTGCAACGCATTGTTCTCCGCTCTCGTGAACGTCGATTGGGCAGGACTCAGATGCGTTTGGTGGGCATTCGCGAACAACTGTCCGAAACGAGATATTCTAACGGCCCTCAAGAACAAGATCGTCAAAATCGAAAAGGACGGTGAATGATGAACAGCTTGGACAAGGTCAAGAAAATTCTGATTGTCGCACTGGTGGTCCTGATGGGATTAAACATCTATGCGCACTGGCATCTAGCCACGCATCCCGATTACGGCATGACGACGGTCAAAACCGGCGACGTGACATGGGTCTGCCTGACCGATCACGGCGCATACATCGGATGCAACACAGTGGAGGAATACAAATGAAGAAAATACTCGAAAACATGATCATCAAATGGCATCAGGCCGGTTACACGCTCGACGAGATCGCGCCGCTCGTGCCGCAAGTGCCGAAAGCCGAAATCGCGGCCATCATCCACCAGTACGACAAGGAGACCAGACTTTGACCGACTGCCAGCACTGCCATAAGCCCGCAAAAACGGCGTCCGCGAACATGCTCTGCGCAAACTGCCGAACGGACTACTGGGCCATGATTTACCAGCTCGGACACGTCCAACTGCCCGCCCTGCGCAGCATCATGCTCCGTCAGGCGCACATCGGCACCCCAGAACACACGCCAAACAAAGGCAACGCGCCACTGCCCATCGACACCCACGCGCAAGACCTCATCGCAGAATCGGAAGCATGGCTCGCCGAACAGGCAGGGAAAATCAGAGCGGCATACGCCGCATACGACTGGCGGAAAGCATGGTTCGCCATCATCAGCAACAAACACACCATATTGACGATGAGCACCGCAGCCGACGACTACGCCAGCCTGCAACGCATCATCCGACGAAACGAGCAAGCCCTGACACCGGAAGAGGCCATGGTCATCATCGGCAGCTGCCCAAAATGCGGACACCAAGCCACCAGCACGCCACAAGCCGAAACATGGACATGCCCAGACTGCAAATGGCAAGGCGGAGTCCAAGCCATCAAAGCCGAACGCGACAACAAACTCTGGCAACTCGAATACACCGGAAAACCAATCGAAGTCGCACGCTACCTCACCAAAATGGACATCCACTGCACCAGCAGCCAGATCCGCCAATGGCTCACCAGAGGCAAACTGCACGCCACGCCGACAAAACACAAAGGAGAGTACGTGTTCAACCTCGGAGAAATAACCGCCATGCTTGACTGTCACAATTAAAATGCTATACTGTCGTATGTTTGTAAAATGAAATGGTCCAGCCAGAAAATGGTTTGGACCATTTTTCATATTCGCTTCGATAACTCAACGGCAGAGCAGGCGGAATAGCACAAAATACCAACGGTCGGACCCCAACCAACCATGGCGCCATACTGCACACACAACCATGATGACAACAACGCATTCCACCTCACGCCGGTCCGACTCCGGCACGAAGCACTTACAAGGCGGTGACCACATGCCAAGAGTCCGCAAGACCACACGCCAATTCGAAAAAGACAAAGCCACATTCTTCAGCCAGTGCAAGACGCGGCATGCAGTCTGCTGGCTCTGCGGAATGCCCATCGACTACGAGGCGACGAAAAACACCACTGATGATTCATTCAATCTCGATCACCTCTACCCAGTCAGCAAGCATCCCGAACTCCAATTCGACCCGGCAGGCTTCAAACCAAGCCATACCAGCTGCAACCGACTCAGAAGCAACCAAGACCCACCAACACCCATCGGCACACTAAGCCGACAATGGATAACAACAGCATGAGCAAGGAGGCAATGATGCCACAGCAGCCAGTCACACTAGAGCTCACCGCCACAATCAGCGACAAGACATTCCCAATCAGCTCATTCACCGTCAACATCCCAATCAACGTCACCCACAACGAGGTCAACACCTTCACGGTCGGAGACTGCTACACCACACTCATCACTCCAAAACCACCAAGCACAGACGAACTCATCACACGATTCACAAACGCAATCAAAGCATTCAAAACAACATTCGAAACCAACCCCGACGAGGTAGGGGCGGTGAAATCCTGAAAACCACCCCGAGCCGACCCACTGCCCGCGTGGTTGCTCTTCCTCTCCCCGACGGACGAAATTGACCGGGGGTCGCGCGCGCGATTGCAGATTCGAGGTGCAGCATGTCGGTGAAATTCCCGAACCATAATGTGGCGGAGGCTTTGGAGCGCTCATTGAAGAACGCCGATGGGCTGAAGGCCGTGAATTCCGCAGTGGTCGCGGCCGCCCGCGTACTGGCTGGTCGGATTGACTTCCTGAGTGTCACCGGATTCGTTGACGAGAACGGGAAGATCGACAATGTGACTTTGCCGACTTTCCTGAAATACTGCCAGTCTCTCGGATTGACTTTGGACGCTCCAGCGAAGGTCGGGCGTCCGGCCAAGCAGAAGCCCGAAGTCAGGGCTGAGGAAGCGAAGAGCGACAAGGTCGTCGCGATGGATGAGTTCATGAAGCGTTTCGGCTGAGGAGGTTGTGATGGCGGCTGAGAATCTTACGGTTTTCGGTGCCGTCGATGATGAGAGGCATGGTGTGACATTGCCGCGTATCTTCACGCCGCCGTTACGCCCGTTGACCAAGGAGACCTCGAATGGTTTCGCGGTGATCGCGTTCGCGGAGATCATGCTGCATGTCCACCTTTACCCGTGGCAGCAGTGGCTTTTAGTGCATGCGCTCGAATTGCTTGAGGACGGTAGTTACCGTTTCCGCAAGGTCATCGTGCTTGTCGCCCGCCAGAATGGCAAGACAACGCTGATGGGCGTTTTGGCCGCATGGTGGCTTTTCGTCGATTCCAATAAGCATCCGGACAGGGTGCCGCCCGTGAAGTTCCTTGTGGTCGGCGCGGCCCAGACGCTTGATAATGCCAAGGGTCCGTACAATCAGGTCAAGGAGTGGTGCAATCCTCATCCTTCGACCGATGAGGAAGCGGATCTGGTGATCCCGGATCTCGCCGCGATGACGCAGAAGTTCGTCAACACGAACGGCGAGGAGGCGATCATCACCCGCTCGAAGGCCAGATATATTGTCCGTGCGGATAAGAACATTCGCGCGAAGAGCGCTGCCCGTGTCGTGTTCGATGAGTTGCGTGAGCAGCATACTGATGATGGCTGGAACGCTGTCAGTCAGACCACGAAGGCGGTTTGGTCTAGTCAATTGTGGGGCATTTCGAACGCTGGCGACTATCGGTCTGTGGCGCTTCGCAAGCAGGTGGACAAGGGCCGCAAGCTTGTTGACGAGTGGACTCGTCTGAGCGCCGACGGTGGCAATCCGGCCGACGTGTTCCTGTCCGGCGAGCAGGATGGATCGTTCGGCTATTTCGAATGGTCTGCGCCTGACAAGTGTCCGGTGGATGATGCCGACGCTATTCGCCAGGCGAATCCGTCGCTCGGCTATGGGCCGATGACCGTCATGAGCGTTAGATCCGATATTGACGGCATGACCGAGGCCGCTTTCCGCACCGAGGTTCTGTGCCAGTGGGTCACGGCGGACATCATTCCTTTCATCAATCCGAAAATGTGGGCCAGCGGCATCGACTCGCGTTCCACGATCCCGGACGAGAATCGAGTGGTGCTGTCCGTGGATACGTCGGCTGACCGGCAGACCACGTATGTGGCCGCCGCCGGAATGCGTGCGGACGGGTTGCCGCACGTGGAGCTGATCGCACGCCGTGACGGCATGCTGTGGGTTCCGCATTATCTCGACTTGCTGCAGGAGCGTTGGCCGCATGTCACGGAGATCGCCGTGCAGGGCAAGGGCTGTCCGGCAGTGGACTTCATCGACCCGCTCATCGAAAAAGGGTGGACGGTGCATCTCATCGAAGGCTTCCGCCTGGGCGCCTGCTGCGGCCGTTTCCACGACCGTGTGCGCGAGGGCAAGCTACGGCACCTGCCGCAGCCCGCCATCGAACAACAGGTGAGTGTGGCCGTATCCCGAAGGCTCGGCGAGGTCGAGGTGTGGGACAGGACGAAATCAGCATTGCAGATCAGCGGCCTCGTGGCCGAATCGCAGGCGCTATACGCCTTGGAGACCATGCAAGTCGAAGCGGAGACACCGAAATATGCGCCGAGCGTGACCCATTTCGCAGTCGTATGACCCAGTGAGGAGGTTTCATGGGGTTCTTTTCCAGATGGCTCAAGAAAAGCCCGGTATCCGTGGCCCAGAAGTTCTCCGAATCGCCAGTTAACATTTCGCAGGTCGCGCAGCTGCCGATCGATTGGTTCGGCGCTGGAGTCTACGAGCGAGAGGCGGCGGTGCGCACCGTCATCGACCATATCGCGCGGAATATCGCCAGCATGCCATTCAAGGTCTACACTCGCCAGCCTGACGGTGACCGTGTGGAGGACACGACAAGCCATTTGGCGCAGTTGATGGCAAAGCCGAGCGTTCTTCCTGGCATGACACGCTACCGATTCTTCTACTCACTGCTCTGCGATGGCCTGCTCAATGACCGTTGGCTCTGCCTGTTGGATGCCGACAAGCAGTCCGGCAGACTGTGGCTGCGGCGTATTCCGGTGCAGAATTTCACTCTTTCCGGCAACACTCTTGACGAGATCACCGGCGTGCAGATCAGCACCGGACAGCCGGAAGGCAGCCGGTATTTCAAACTGCCAGACCCGCAGATTCTGCTGGATGTGGGCTATAGCACGTCCGGCATCGGCGGTTCTCCCGTGTCCGGCACTCTCGCACCGCTTTTGGCGGAGGCACGTGAGATGGCCGAATATCGACGTGCGATAGCGCAGAACGGTGGCCAGATTCCAGCGTACATCTCCCGTCCGAAGGAGATGCCGTGGCCGTCGCAGGAGGCGCAGGACGAATTCGTGCAGGGCATGCGCAATTACAAATCCGGCGGGAATCTTGCCGGTGGCTGGCCGCTGCTCAACGACGGCATGGAAATCAAGACCGTGGACGCGTTCAAACCGATCGACATGCAGGACATCGACGCGAGGGACAGGATTCGCATCGACGTGGCCAACGCATTCCACATCGCGCCAGAAAATCTAGGCTTCCGCAGCGGCACGAATTCCAACATCGGAGCCTTCAAGGAACAGATGTGGAACGTGGAGTTGATGCCGTACATCGTGGCTTTCGAACAGTCGCTCAATTTGCTGCTGCCAGACGCGCTCGGCCAGCCTGACGCCTACATCGAAGCGAACGTTGACGCGAAGCTGCGCGGAACGTTCTCCGAACAGTATCAGGCGCTCAGCACGGCCACGGGGCGCAGTTTCATGACCACGAACGAGGCACGGCGCATCCTCAACTATCCGAAGCTTGATGGTGGCGACGAATTGGTGACGCCATTGAACGTGGCAACCGGCGGTCAGCCCAGCCCGCAGGATGGCGGCAGGACGCAGAACGCGCAACAGAACAATCCAGTGAACGGAGAAGGACAGTGAATCTCAAACAGCTCAGATTCAACGTGAAATCCTTGGATGATTCGGCTGGCGAAGGCGTCTTCAGCGGCTACGCCAGCACTTTCGGCAACAAGGATCTGCAGGGCGACGTGATCGCCAAGGGCGCTTTCGCGGAGACCTTGGAGAAGGACTACGACGGCGGAGCCGGCATCCCGATCCATTGGAACCATCAGGACGGCAAGCCGACCGACATCATCGGACGCACCTTGAGCGCCGTGGAGGACGAGAAGGGCCTGCTCATCTCGGCACAGCTCGATATCGAGGATAATCCGACCGCACAGCAGGCTTACGACCTGCTCAAGGATGGCAGGGTTCATCAGATGAGCATCGGCTTCGTGCCGACGAAGACCGCGTGGATCACGGAAAAGGGCGACGGCCCGTGGGGTGGCCATTCCGAATTCCAGCAGATCAAGCTTTTCGAGATCAGCGTGGTGCCGGTGGCCGCGAACCAGCAGGCCGAGATTCTGGCCGTCAAGTCAGGTCGCGCCATCAGCTCCGCCAACGAGGAGAAGCTTCGTGCCGCATTGGCGTCGCTGAACGAGGTGCTGGAAGGCATCGATTCCGACAATTCCAACACTTCCGACGAAGATAAGCCGGATGATTCCAAGACCGGCGAGAAAAAGGATGATAAGAAGCTTGCCCCTGATAAGGGTAGGGACGCGGAGGCCGAGAAGGCTGAGCGTCTGAATGTAATCAAATCCGCCCGTGAACTGGTCACTGGCGGCAAGGACAACAAGGAGACCAAATGAGTTTCAATGATCGTCTCGCCAAGACCAAGGCCGCCATCGAAGCGGTGCTGGCCAAGGGCGAGGATAATCTCGACGCTTCCGACATCGAGAAGCTGAAGGGGCTGAACGCCGAAGCGCACGAATTGCAGGATTCCATCGAAACGTTGGATGCGGTACATAAGCGTTTCGCGGGATTGACCGACAATCTGGCGGACACCCAGAAGAGCGGAGCCGCATCCGGCGAATCTCTTGGCGATTTCGTCGTGAAGAACATCGGCGAACAGCTGGCGAAGATAAAGGGAGTTTCGGGAGCGTCAATCGCAGCACCGGAATGGGCTCCGCACCGCAAAGCCAACACTGACACGCAGGTTACCGGCGGACCGTCCGGCGTGTACGGCTCCCTGTTGACCTACGTGGACCCGAACTTCGTCCAGGCTTACCGTCGTCCGACCATCACCAATCTATTCGGTGTCGGCGCGATGAGCGGACAGGCCATCACCTACTACGTGGAAGGCGAAAAGGAAGGCGATTTCGACACCGTCGGCGAAGGCGAGAAATTCAGCCAGATCCATTACGCCGACGCGACAGAGCACACCGACGCTTTGTCCACAATCGCTGGATTCATCAAGGAATCCAACGACATGATCACCGACCTCGAATTCCTGAAGTCCGACATCGATGGACGCCTGCTCTACGATCTGAGCATCGTCGAGGAGAAGCAGCTGCTCAACGGCGATGGCACCAGCAAGAACATCAAGGGCCTGTTGAATCGTGAAGGAATCCAGTCATACACCGCTACCGACGCCGGCAACGACGTTGCCGTCCTGCACGCGCAGTCGATGATCTCCACCACGACCGGCATGATGCCGGATGCCCTTGTCATCAATCCGACAGACTATGAGGCCATTCGATTGAAGAAGGACAATGATGGCAACTTCATCGGCGGCGGACCGTTCTACGGCGTGAATGGCGGCGCGCTGACCCTCACCCCGCGCCTCTGGGGTCTGGACACCGTGGTGACTCCCGCTGTCGCCGCCGGCACAGCCATCGTCGGCTCCTTTAAGGGCGCTGCCACCTTCTATCGCAAGGGCGGCGTGACGGTCGAGGCCACCAATTCCAATGACACCGACTTCATCTCCGATCTGGTGACCATCCGCGCCAAGGAGCGTGTGGCTTTGGCCGTGCGCAAGCCGAAGGCTTTCGTCAAGCTGACCCTTAAGTAAGGAGACGTGATATGGCTCGACAGTTTCGAGTGATTCCAGCCTCGTCGGCGAAACTTGACCCGAATGCCAACGTGGCCGATGTGGTCTTCGTCGGGTCCAACGGCAAGCCGACCGATATTGGCAGCGCTGCAGTGAAGCCTGCAGCGCATGTGGCTTTGGCCGCCGGCGCCACACCAACCAAGAACGAATTCGACGCCCTGGTTAATTCCCTGATTACGGCTGGCCTGATGGCCGCAGAGTAAACGTGGAGGTCGGCATGAGTGATGTGAATGTGATTCCCGACATGATTGCCGACCCTTCGGCGTTCGAGGATGACGCCGCCTTCCGGCTCAGGGCCGCGCAGTCGGCCATCCGCCGCGAATGCGGTTGGCATGTCATGCCGAACGCGGCCTTGACGGGAACGCTGAACACTCGCGGCGGCACGGTGATCCGACTGCCAGCACGTCATGTGACGAGCATCGAATCATTGACCGACCGTCAGGGCAATCCGCTGGCCTACGCCTATGACCCGGAAACCGGTCTTGTGGAGTCGCTGTCCGGTGGTTTCCCGGTCGGCGTTGCGGCCGTCCATTATTCGATCCATGCCGGATATGATGACGCGCCGGACGTGCAGCAGGTGCTCATCAGTGCCGCGAAGCGAGCGGGCATGAGTCCGATCGGGCTCGTCACTTCGCAGTCCACCAACGGATCCAGCGTGTCATACGACGCGGTATCGCTCATGCAGGCGGAGAAGGACAAGCTCAAACCCTACCGGCTTGGAGGATTGCCATGAGCCTGCTTGACGACATGAATGCCGGTGGTGGTGGATGGCGTATGTCTGGCGCGACCAAGTGGCGGCGACTGCGTGCGAGGAAGGTCGATGACCCGTATTCCGGCGAGCAGACCGGCGAGGACTGGTCCAATCCGGAAACTTTGGATTTCGCTGGCGCTCTCGCCAGTTCCAGCAGCACGCGCACGCCCGACGGCCTGCGCGAGCAGACCACGAGCGCGGCTTACCTCACGTCTCCAGATCCGACTCTCGACATCATGCCGGGTGACAGGATTCAGGCGTTGCCGGATGACGGCAGACGTTGGGAGGTCAGCGGCTATCCGAGCCGTGACGCGAATGCTTTCACGTCGTGGCAGCCGACGGTCGAGATTCCACTAAGCGAGTACAGGGGGTGATGTGATGGGTGTGGCGGTCAAATTTAACGACCGATATTTTGACGAGCTGCTGAATTCGGCTGGCGTCAAGGCCATGACCCGTCGTGCCACCGAGAAGACGCTCGAATATGCGAAATCGCATGCTCCGGTGGACACGGGCGCGTATCGTGACGGCCTCCGAATCGAGGAGGTGCAGCATGCGCATCGAACCACATGCATGGTGGTCGGCACCGATCCGAAGACCCTGCTCGTGGAGTCGCAGACGGGCAATCTCCGCAAGGCGTTGAAGGCAGGCAAAACATGACAGCAGTCCTGCCACCGGACATTGAATTGTGGATCTGCTCTTTTCTACGTGCCAGGCTTAAGCCGTCTTTCCCGACGATCATCGTTTCGAATCGTGAGCCGGACGATTACGACGGTGCACGGCCGCTCGTCGTGGTGCGTGATGATGGCGGCTCGCAATCGAATCGCGTGCTCTTCGACCGGAGCGTTGGCGTGACCGTGCGTTACGGGTCTCGTGCCGCTCCGAAACCATGCCGTGACTTGGCGGCACGGATCTACGGCCTGCTTACCGACCCGGCGATTTGCTCTATTGACGGTTCCCCGATCGCGGCAATCGAAGAGGACGGGTGCAATGGTCCGTATTTCGTGGCCGAGGACGCGAATATCGCCAGATGCTATCTGACTCTCGAATTCTCCGCCATCGGGGAATTCCAATAATTTAAGTTTTTCTGAATTTTTAAGGCGTTGAAACCAAGTGTTTCAGCGCCTTTTTGTTTGAAAGGACAAAAAATGGCAGCTGATCCAGCAGGCAATGACCTTAGCGCCGCGAAGATCGTGGTCACAAGCGCCTACCGTTTCGCACCCTATGACGCGACTCAGAAGCTGACCGCCGATCTCATCGCGCCGACCGTGGCCGACGTGAAGACCGGCTTGGACAAGATTTTCAGCGAAGGCGGTTTCGTCGGCCTCATCACCGAGGATGGCGCACCGCAGGACAGTCGTAATGCCGATGATGCGATCAAATTCCACCAGCCCGGCTACAGCATCAATGGCAAGGCTTCGCTGACCGAACAGTTCACCGTGGCCGAGGACAACAGCATCACGCGCCAGATGACCATCGGAAAGCCGGACACCAATGGCGTCTATCACGTGACCGATGTGATCCAGGATGGCAAGTGGTTCTGCTACAAGGAGACCGTTTTCAAAAACGGCACGCACCGCCGCCGTCTGGGTGTCGTGAATCTGACCGGCAACGAGCAGGGGCAGGAGACTGCCGGCAAGAACACCGGCGACGCTTGGACCATCGAATGGATCCAGGATGACGCCTGCGATTCCGGCAACAGCAAGTATTTGGAGTCCTTCGTGACTCCGACTGTTTCGTCCGGTCCTCATACCTCCGGTCATCAGGCTGATGATTCCGAGTCTCAGCCGGTCATCGACTGACATTGATTCTTCCTAGCATGTGTTTCTTTCTTCCTTTCTTCGCATGTGCTGGGATTCTTCCTCTTCATCCATGAACGTAAAGGAATTTTTCATAGTCGTTTGAAAGAAGGAAGAAATGACCAAGAACGTGATGCCCTCCGCCGCCGATTTCGACGCTTGGACTGCAGAGGATGAGGAGAAGGCGCTTGAAGCGTCCGCCGAGCAGATGAAGGTGAAGCATCTCATCAAGGACGGCTCCGTATGGTTTTTGGCACCGCATGGCCACATTTACAAGCTGCCTTTGGCACTGTCGATTGATGATTTCGTGAAGCTGTCCGACATTAAGTCGGATGTCGAGCAGATTCAGACGTTGAAGGACTTGCTGGCTGCTTTCGCCGGCGAGGAGGCGGCCAGGGAGCTGGCGAAGGAGCCGGTCATGGTGCCGATGAACATCCTCAGCGCTTATGGCGAAATCATTGCCAAGGTGCAGGGAGCTGATTTGGGAAAATCGTCGGCTTCTGCCAGCTCCTCCGAGGGGAAGACGGCGACCGAATAAGGGCTGATTTCGCGGCGCGTGGATGGAGTCTGCAGGCCGACTTGGGCGGCAGACTCCGCTATGCGGACGCGATCGCCTTGTGGGAGAGCCTTTCGGCGGATCCATCGACGTATTGCGGCATGACTGCCGTGCATATGGTGCTGCCGATGGATGCGACGGCTATCATCACCGCGATTCAGGCCGGTGGCACGTCGATTCTTGGCGACCTCGCGCCCGAAAAAGCCGGGGAAAAGCACGTCGAAGTGACCGATGAGGAGCGTCGTGCAGCTTTGGAGTCGATGAGCAGCATCTTCGGCTTCAAAAAGACAAGCGAATAAGTGAATAGAGGAGGCTGTCATGGCTGGCGGCAGTGAGCTTGGCTCCGCGCATGTGAGCATTTTCCCGCAGATGAAGGGCTTCCGCCAGAACGTGGCGAAAGAAACCGGCAAGGCAGTCTCCGACCTGAAAAACGCCTTTTCGAAGGGTTTTGATGCGGGCAAGCAGGGCAAGACGCTTGGCGGCGCGTTTAAAAAAGGTTTCGGCGACGGCAGCAAAGAGCTGAATTCCGAAGCCCTGCAGTCCTTTAAGAAGGATGTGGCTCAAGCCTCGCAGAAGAATACTGACGCCTTGCTGAAATTCAAGGCGGCTGGTGTGCAGGTGCAGGCCGCACAGGAGAAACTGAACGCCGCCACACAGAAATATGGGGCTGATTCGACTCAGGCTCAGGCTGCGGCCATCAAACTGGAGCAGGCGCAGATCAAGCAAAAAGCGGCCGCCGACAATCTCAAGGCGGCGTCCGACAACCTCAAGACGGCGCAAGGACGGCTCAAGGAGCTTGAGACGCAGTTGGCCGCCGAGACGGACAAGTCGAAGAACGCGTTCAGCCGTATGGCTTCCGGCTTCACGTCAACCGCCCAGCAGATTGTCGGCAAGATTCCGGGCGTGAACGCGGCGGTGCAGAAGATCAGTTCGACGGCTGGCGAGGTCACGTCCAACATCAAAAGCAAGTTTTCAGCTGCTTGGAATGCTTTGCCGGAGGGTGCGCGTAATGCGGCCGCGAAGGCCGGTAATGCGTTGCATTCGGGTTTGAGCAAGGCTTCCGGGTTCGCTTCGAAGGCGGTGTCCGGCATCGGCAAGGCGGCTAAGGGCATGACCACCGTCGTGTCCGGCGCCGCTGCCGCCGCTGGCGGATATCTGGCGAATTTCGGCAAGCAGGCCGTGGATGCGGCGCTCAAGGCCGGAGAGGTGACCGCGAAATTCCAGCAGGTCGCCAAAAACAACAATTGGACGGACGAAGAGCAGAAGTCGCTGCTCAGTCTGAACAAGACGCTTGGACAGACCGGCGTCATATCCGGTGGCACCTTGAAGGCCGCTCAGGCGCAGCTCGGCACTTTCGCGCTGACGGCGGATCAGGTCAAGACTTTGACGCCCGCTTTGGCGGACATGATCGCCAACAACAAGGGTTATAACGCGACTGCGCAGGATGGCGTGCAGATAGCTAACCTGCTCGGCAAGGTCATGACCGGCAGCGCCACGGCACTGTCGAAATATGGCGTGACCATGACCGACGCGCAGAAAAAAGTCCTGCAAGAGGGCAGCGCGTCCGAAAAGGCAGCCATGGCCGCGCAGGTCTTGGAAGCCAACTTCGGTGGCATCAACAAGGCCTTGGCGCAGACCCCGCAGGGCAAGATGACCATTCTCCAGCATGAGATAGCCGGTTTGAAGACTTCGGTCGGCAATGATCTCATCGCGGCTTTCGGCGGTGTCGGCGGCGCGGTCATCAAGATGGTGCAGGCCGTCGAACCGCTCATCACCGCGTTTTTCGACAAGGTGGCCGCACTGGCCGAGAAGATCGGCCCGCCGCTTGAAAAAGTGTTCGGCGCTGTCGCTGACAAGATCAGCAAAATCAATTTCAGCGGCTTCACGGGCCAATTGTCTGGATTGTCCGGCCCTATCGCAGCCGTGACTGGTCTGCTTGGCGCGGCTGGTCTTGGCGGCGCTTTGAGCGGATTGAGTGGCGTGCCGGTGATTGGCGGATTGCTGTCGAAGTTCGGCGGCGTCCTGAGTGGTCTTGGTGGTCCTGTCACGTTGGTGATTGGCGCTCTGGCCGGCCTTATCGCCACGAGCCCGCAATTGCGCAGCGAATTCGGCACGATGCTGCAGAACGTTTTCGTCAGCTTGCAGCAGGCATTCCAAATGCTTCAGCCGTCGATTCAGACGCTCATGACGGCTTTGAGTCAATTGGCGGCAGCTGTCATGCCGGTAATCACCAATCTCGTCGGCCAGATAATCCCGCTGCTGACGCCGATAATCTCCACGCTTGTGGGTGCTTTGGTGCCGGCCATTCAAGGCATTCTGACCGTGGTGACCACCGTCATTCAGGCGATAACTCCGGCCATCCAAGGAGTCCAGCCGGTTGTCACGGCGGTGGTCGCGGCCATCACGGCTGTGATTCAGGCGCTCATGCCGGTCATCTCGCAGATCAGCAGTCTCATCACTGACGTGGTGGCTGCCATCACGCCGGTGATTCAGGGCCTTGAGCCTTTGGTTACGACGGTGGTGCAGGCGATTACCGGCGTGATTCAGGCTCTGGTGCCGGTGATTCAAGCTCTCGCACCATTGGTGTCCACCATCATTTCCGCGATCGTCGGCTTTATCAGCTCGACGCTTCTGCCGACCGTGCAGGCCATGCTGCCGTTCATCCAGGGCGTCATCAATGGAATCGCTTCGGTTGTCAGTGGCATTGTCAATGTGATCCAGGGCGTCATCAATCTGGTGACCGGTCTGATTCACGGAAATTGGAGTCAGGCTTGGAACGGCTTTAGTCAGATCGTGCATGGTGTCGTGCAGGGCGTGCTCGGCTTTTTGGGCGGCATCGGCAGTGCGATCATGGGCTGCTTCGCCGGTGCCGGCTCGTTGCTGTGGAATGCCGGCGCGAGCATCATCAATGGTCTGCTCAATGGTCTGAAGGCGGCTTTCGGCAAGGTGAAGAGCTTTGTGAGCGGCATAGGCGATTGGATCGTCAGGCATAAGGGTCCGCTCAGCTATGACAAGGTGATGCTTAAGCCTGCTGGCTTGGCGATCATGCAGGGCTTTGATAAGAGCCTCAAGGCTGGCTGGAAGGACGTGCAGCGCACCGTTAACGGAATGAACGCGCAGATCAATGGTGGTTTTGACGTGGATGCGTCGAAGACCGGCAGGGCGAATGTCAGCAATGGCGGTGGCGGGGCCACGTATGTCACGCAGACCTTCAACTATCCGGCGATCGCTCCGACGAGCATCAGTACGCAGCAGAAATTGCAGACGGCGGCAATGCCGCAATGGTGACGGGAAAAGGGTGGTGCAATGATTCTCACGGATTATCTCATCAACGGGCAGCAGTTGACCGGTGAGCATTCGAACCTGATCGTCGGCACCACCCATTTCACGAGCATCAGCCCGCGCATTGATTCCGTCACGGTGAATGGTCGGAATGGCATGATGCTCCCAGCCGGTCCGGTGGCTTTCGACGCGCCGGAAATCACGCTGAAATTCATTACGGACGGGCCTGATGCGGATGCTCTGATGCACCGCTTCTACCGCTTGTGCCGTTTGGCTTCCAAGCTGACGCGCGTGGAGCGTGACACGGTGTCCGGTTGGACTCGGCGCATGACCGCCAGCGCGGTGTGCACGTCATGTCAGCCGGACGGTGACGAGATTCCGTGGGATGACCACCGCGCGGCCACCGCCGTCTTCCAATTGCCTGACGTTTATTGGCAGGGGGAGCAGTGGCAGGAGCGCACCTTGGACGCGACTGGCGGGCGTCTCATGGCCGGTAGTGTCGATAAGCCCAGCAACAAGGGTTATTGGACACGGTGGACTGGATTGCCGAACGCTTCCGCCTCGCAGCTTTTCGACACAGTGCCGGAGTGCTGGCTATCCAATGCGCCAATCGGCACGCTGGTATTGCGTTTCGGTGCTGTCACTGGTGTGACCATTTCAGATCCGGTGAGTGGCACGAATCTAATGTGGGGCGGCAAACGCGACGCCTCACGACCTTACCTCTTCGTCGATGCAGCCAACCGCAAGGCGTGGACGGCGGCCAATGCCGACGCATGGTCTGGCGGCACTGACGTGACGTCCGGCGTCGACTGGACCACCGAGCCACTGCAGGTGTGGCCGGCAATCGATTCCGGCGATTATCGCCTCGCAATCAAACAGACCGGCAGCGCCGACAAGGTGACCTGCCGGTTTTTGCAATCCTGGGAGTGATTCATGGCAAAGTCTCTGCACGCGCGCCTCGTGGCATATCGTCCATTCGGCGAGCGTATCGGTGTGCTGGCCGAGCCGGTGAGCTTCAGCGCCTCGATGCTCCACAATGATGACGGCGCAATCAGCATCGAATATTCGATGTTGTCCGGTGACGCGACGGCGTTCGACCGAGAGCTGACGGACGGGCTGGAAGTGGCCGTGGAGGTGTCGGACGGCACCGGCTATCGTGAGCCGGACAACGCGCGTTTCGTCATCACGGGCCGTTCGGGCAAGACCGATGACCGCACCAAGACCGTCACCTACAGCGGACAGTCGATAAGCTGGCTCCTGAGCAAGGCGGAGAACAATGATTCCAGCCATCTGCTCACGGACGGCGACAACAAGGGCAAAAGACCCTTCTACTCGGCCAATCCGGGCACGATACTGAAGACCCTGTTGGACGAAAACAAGGCGCGTGACGGCGTGGCCACAGGCCTGACGCTCGGCTTCGACACCGCGAAGGACGCGGGCGGCGCGGCATGGGCGAGGAAATACACGCTTTACTATTCCTTGGGCACCGACCTGCAGACCATTCTCAGCTCGCTGGTCAATGGTGGCGGCTGCGACTGGCGCACCACCGGTAGGACACTCAAGCTTTGGAATGCGGACAGCACCGCATTAAGCCGTGACCTAAGCAGGCAGGTCATACTCCGGCTTGCCCGTGACATCGGCGAGGCCCCATACGAGGAGAGCATCAGCGATCTCGCGTCGACGATCCTCGTGGAGGGCGACAATAATCTGCTTTTCCGCATGGATAATCCGGCAGCTCCGACGCCGTGGGGCAAGTGGGAATCCTATTCGTCGCAGGGTGGCGTGTCCGACAAGGACACCGCGCAGGCATTCATGGCATCGACCCTAGCCGATGCGGCCAGAGTTCGCGGCCAGTACACGCGCGACCTCATCGTCAATCAGGTGGACGCGCTGCCGCTCATCGACTACCATCCCGGCGATTGGATCACCGCTCCGACCGTCTCCCATGGGGAGAAGGTGCGCGTGCAGGAAATCGACCTGAGCATGCGCCAGAACGAGGGCCTATCCTGCTCGATTGCGCTGAACGACATCAAGTATGACGCTTCCGTGCGTCAGGCGAAGAAGATCAAGGGCATTACCGGCGGTGCCGCGTTGGCCGGTAGCGAGGGCGGCACGACCGCCTCTTCTGACCGTGACCACCGCGTCCCGAAAGCCCCTCTCGGATTGATCGTGCAGACGGACGCGTATATAGGCTCGGATGGCTATGCGCATGGTCTGGCCACGGCTTCGTGGTCCGCCGTGACCGAAGCCACAAACAATACCGCCATTGAGATTAGCAATTATGCCGTCGAGTGGCGCAAGCACGTGGATGGCGCGCCCTGGCATTCCGCCGGCACGACCGACAAGACTCAGCTTGGATTCGGCGGTCTGGACTGTGGCACACAAATCGAGGTCAGGGTCAGGGCTGTGCCAACATACTCTGACAAGCTCGGCGAATGGTCGAGCGTTTTCGTGGCCACCGTCGAATCGGACACGACGCCATGCTCTGTGCCGTCGAAGCCGGTTCTCTCGTCCGAGCTTGGCGTGGTGACCGTCCACTGGGATGGCAGGACAAGCACTGGCGCTCGGATGGAATCGGACTTCGATCATATTGAGGTCGGCGAGGGCGTCAATGCGTCCGGCATGACCGTCATCAGCGCCACCCAGTCCGGTCAGGGCGATTATCTCGTGACCGGCCTGACAGCTAGCTCACAGCACTCGTATGCGCTCCGTTCCGTCGATCATGCGGGCAATCGGTCCGCTTGGTCTGCGATTGCCACTGTGACCGTGGCTTCCGCTGTCTCGCCGGAAGAGGTCAAACAGATTCAAAAGGATTTGGCTGACAACAAGACGGCGTTGCAGGATAATACGGTCAAGCTCGATCAGGCGCGGAAGGATATCGCCGCGAATCAGACTGCGCAGGCCGCCACGGCGAAGGAACTGGAGTCCGCGAAGTCGGACATCAGGGCGAACCAGCAGGCCATCGGCACGGCGAACGCCACGTTGAGGGACAACACCGCGAAGCTTGATCAGGCGCGGAAGGATATCCAAGCCAACAAGTCGAATCTCGACGCGGCGAATCAGACGCTCACGCAGGCCAAGGCCGATCTGTCGCAGGCGAGGAAGGACATCGCGCAGACCAAAAGCGACCTGACCACGGCGAACGGCGAGATCAGCAAGGCGAAGGAGTCGGCGGCGCAGGCGTATGCCGAAGCCCACTCGAAGAACCATACGTTCCGTGGGCCTGACATGCCGGATGCCTCCAAAGGGCTGGTCGTCGGCGACCTGTGGCTCAAGACCCAGAAGTATTGGACTCGCTGGAAGGGGGAGAAGAACGCTTCCCCCTCCATGCTCGCGGACTTTTACACATACTGGCAGGGCGCTCCGAACGCTTCGCCTAGCGTTTTGGTACCGCTTGCTGACCGCGTGATCGACACGCTCGTTTGGGACGGAGCCACGTGGAACCATCTCGGCTATGCCGATGTCGAGAAGAACGCGGACGAGATTTCCAAGGCGAAGCTGGATATCGCGGACAATGCCGCTAAAACCACGGATGCCCGCAAAGCTGCTGAGAATGCCGCTGCCGCCGCGAAAAACGCGCAGGGCACGGCTGATACGGCCAATGGTGCGGCGAAGACCGCGCAGGATACCGCCAATGCGGCTACCGCTGCCGCCAAGAGCGCGACGACAACGGCAGGTCAGGCCAAGGATGCCGCCAATGCGGCAAACGCCGCCGCCGAGAGCGCGAAGAAGACCGCCGGCAATGCGGAGACACTGGCCAACACAGCCAACGCTTCCGCCAATGCCGCCAAGTCCGACGCCTCAACGGCCAAGTCCGATGCGGCCAATGCCAAGGCCACCGCCTCGAACGCTTCGAGCGTGGCGACGCAGGCGAAGGCCACCGCCGACAGCGCGGCCCAGTCCGCCACGGACGCGGCCACCGCCGCAAGGAAGGCGAATACGGCTGCTGCCGCCGCCGCTGGCGTGGCGAACGGCAAGGCCGACGTGCTCATCCAGTCCACTGCGCCGGATGCGTCGATGCGCAAGCCGACTACCTTGTGGATTGACACCACCGGTGGTGCGAACACGCCGAACCGGTGGAACGGGTCGGCTTGGGTGGCGGTGACGGACAAGGCCGCTACCGATGCGGCCAATGCGGCCGTCAAGGCACATGCTGCCGCGCAGACGGCGCAATCCACAGCCGACAAGGCTCAGACCACAGCCGCGAACGCTGCCGCGCAGGCGAATCAGGCGCAGGCCGCCGCGAAAAAGGCGCAGACCACAGCCGACGGGAAGAACCTGATCTACCGTGGCCCCGACGAACCAAGCCATGACGGTTTGAGGCCTGGTGACATGTGGTGGCGCACGCAGAAGTATTGGACGAGGTGGAAAGGCGAGAAGAACAATTCGCCCAGCCTCATGGCCGACTTCTACACCTACTGGACCGGCGCGCCAAACGCCAGCCCGTCCGTGCTGGTGCCGCTCACAGACCGCGTTATCGAGGTGCTGACGTGGGATGGCACCCGCTTCACGCCATTCGACCTTGTGGCCAATAACATTCTGGCTGCCGGCACGGTCGGCGCGAAGACCATCGCCGCGAACGCGGTCACAGCCGAAAAATTGAGCGCGAACGCGGTGACGGCGGACAAGCTGGCTGCCAATTCGGTGACCACTGAAAAGCTTGTGTCCGACGCGGTGACCGCTGGCAAGTTGGCGGCTGGCTCGGTGCAGGCGCGGAATATCGTCGCATTGGCCATCACCGCCGACAAGCTCGCGGCCAATTCGGTGACCACGAGCAAGCTCAAGGTCACCGAGGATATGACCGTGGCCTTGCTCAACGCGCACAAGATTCAGGCCGGTGATATCGTGGCCGGCGCGGTCACGACCGACAAGCTCGCGGCCAACAGCGTTAACGCCGACAAACTCGCCGCGAACGCGGTGACGGCGGGCAAGGTGCAGGCCGGTGCCATCGGCACCGACAAGCTGGCCGCGAACTCCGTCACGACGGCGAAGCTGAAGGTCACGGAGGATATGACCGTGGCCTTGCTCAACGCGCACAAGATCAATGCGGGCGACATCGTGGCCGGTGCCGTCACGACCGACAAGTTGGCCACCAACAGCGTGAACGCCGACAAATTGGCTGCTAATTCGGTCAATGCGTCGAAGATAGTGGCTGGCGCGATCACCGCCGACAAATTGGCCGCGAACAGCGTCACTGCGGTGAAGATCGCTGCGGGCAGCATCACGACGGACAAGGTGGCGGCGGGCCAGTTCCGAGGCTACGTCTTCACCGGCGCGATATTCCAGTCCAGCGAGGCTGCGAACACCGGTGTGAAGCTCAATTCGACCGCATTGCAAATGTGGGATTCCAACCACAACCAGACCGTCTATCTGGACGGTGAGGGCAAGTCGAATCTGCTGACCGGCACTTTCCAGACCCGCGCGAGCGGGCATAGGGTGCGCATTTCCCCGGATTACAAGTCCGCTACCATCGGAGGGACGGAAACGTTCGTCGGTGACGGATTGGAATTCCCGGCCTATGACTCGTCTAACGGCGCATATCACAGTTTTCCGGCCGTCGCTTCGGTCGTCCAGTCGGACGAGGTCGGCACGATGAGCGCCATGAATCTTTGGAGCGGACACGTCAACAAGAACGATCCGGCGGCTTTCATGCGTCTGAACTCCAAGCCACGCGAGCGTGGCGGCACCGGCAGCGGCGGTGTCACGTCCGAAGTGTTCGCCGTGGCGAACACTGATTACGACGAGCCTGACGCGAGCAAAAAAACCAGTGCATCGCTCGTCTTGGCCGGAGATAGCGCGAACGGTTCGAATGCTTGGCTCCGGGCGCAAGACGCTAACGGCACTGTCGGAGTCGGAGCGAACATCGCGACCGGATACTTGTATCTTGGCGGCTTTCTTGGCGGTGTCACGAACCGTTTCACGTTCCGAGGCGCGGTCGCCTGGAAGGCGTGGTGGCCGAATCCCGGCCAGAGCATATCGACCGGCGCTAGCACGCAGGTCAATTGCACGTTCAGTCCGACGAAATACGGACGCTATTACGTGGTCGCGAACGCGGATTCCGAATGGGCCGGAATCATCGCGCACCCGTGCAACACGGGCGGCCAGAGCGGCTTCACCCTGAAGCTTTACAACGCCGACCAGCCTTGCCCGGTCGACGTGTACGCCGAATACCTCGCCTATCTGGTCAAATGATTGGAGGAAATGTTGTCAGCGACTTTCGAAATGGATGATAACGGATTGTGCATCATCCGCTGCGATCCGCCGGTGAACGGGTCGGACAGTTTCGTTTTCCAGCCCGATGTGCTCGCATCGTGGAAGGCGCTGCTCGGATTGGCTTCGACCCGTGAGGCTATCGCCGCGATCATGCAGGGCAGGGAGGATACGAGCCGGTATGATCCGAAGACCGGCAGGGGCGTGTGGACCGGAGCGTTCGAGGCGTTGGAGGCGGCTTTGACGGATTCCGCCACCGGGGTGAGCATGCTCGCCGACGATGGGACAGTGTTTGACGATCCGCTGACAGCCGCACGCAACAAGACCCGTGAGGGAATGCGATTGCCGGTCATGTCTAATGAGACTGACGCGCGAATGCGCGCCGCGTTGACTGCTGACGGTTCCGACGTGGAAGCGTCGAGCGGCATCGACGTGGCCTGCACACGGGATGTAGACGGATTGGATGCCTTCCTCTCGGACGAATCCAGTCAGGCGATGCTGGACGAATGCGAGGAGCGATTCTATGAATCCCTCATGCCAAGGCAAAACCAACAGAATTAAGGAGATTGATTATGGCTGATGAAAGCAATGAGAATGCGATCACGGGTGACGTGCATGGCATGGCACCGGATACCGGCAAGAAGGATGATGCCGACGTGTCGGCTTCGGGAGTCCTTGACCTTCGCCCGCCGCAGGAGAGCCTGAAGGCGGAATTGTGCCGCCTCGGACTCGAATATTCCAGCACTGATGCGGCTGGCGTGGAATCGTGGCGTGACTATCAGCGTGGCGTGCTCGCCACGTTCGACGGGACGGGGGCCAATGTCACGATCACGGACGTGAAGACGAATCTTAGCCGGACGCTCACTGTTGGCGAATTGAAGACGGTGGCTCGCATCGACACGATGACCGCCGCCGACTAATCCCGCATTCCACATTTTTCAACCCCTGCAATCCAATCGGATTGTGGGGATTTCGCATTAAAAGGAGACTTATTTTGACTCAGATTCCAGCCGACGCGAATCAGGTCATCGACCAGCTCGCACAACAGATCGGCGCACTCAACAAGCAAATCGCAATCCTTAACAGCCAACTCACGGCGGCCATGAAACTGATCCCGCAGGATGTGCTCGACGCAACCAAGGGGGTGGATGATGACACTGAGGATTAACCTCTTTCCCGACCCGAATATGGCTAACACCATTTTCAAATGCATGCCAGTGCGATGCACTGCGGATTTTCCGACCGTCAGCGGCTTCCGGTGGCTGCGTGCCACGACCAGTGGCAGTGGTGACATATACGCGCAATACCTGCTTGCGGGAGCCAATCTTCCAAAGGCCGGCGTGTATCACATTCACGCAATCTGCTATGCGCAAGGCTCCGGCGCATTGTTCCGCGTCTATGCGGGTGTCGGCAACGGATTCACCCTCCTGAACGAGACCGGTATCGCAGACAATCAGACGAAGATAATCGACGCGGACATCACGATTCCAGCCAACACGACGCAATTGCTCATACGTGTCATGCCACCGTCCACGGTCAACAAATACATTCTGATTAGAGACATCCTCCTCGAATCCAAGTCCACTTACGACACCGCCGTGGGGGGGGGGCTTCCGGGCTTCTTCACCGGGGATACGATGCCGCGTCAGTAGGCGCGACTATCGGGCGGGTGATGTCCGATGATGCTCACGAACCTGTATACGGAGCCTTTGAAGCATGTGATTCTCTCGCCCGGCTGGAACGCGATGGACAAGTGCTCCGGTCTGACCGTCGGACAGGACTACTACGTCCGGTTTCACGCCATGGTTTCAGGCGGTACAGCGAAGCTCTCAGGCGGCGGAATCAATATGACGCTTGTCTCCTCGAACAGCGTCATCGTTGGACGGTACGTGCCGGCGACGACTTCGGTCCTTTCCATCAATGTGACGGTCGTGGACGGTTCGCCGAAAGTGGACGTCGCGGACTTCACCGTCTGCGCGGGGTACGCCGACACGAAACGGGAGTTGGACTCGCTGAGAATCACACGGTTCAACGGGGATACGATGCCGCTCGCCTAACCCTCTTGGGGGTGATGGCATGAGAGACATCACGAACTATGCGTCCAGCCCATTGACGGTTTTCACGGTCAATGACGCACGCCGCGTAGACTTCAAAGGCTGGAACATCGCCAGTGGCGTGCCCACCAAGCATGTCGTCAGCGCATACTGCCAACTTGTGTCTGGCACAGGCACGATCAGATTCGGATGGGACACCGATCACACGCTTAACAAGTCGGGCAGGCTGACTGCCTATCCGGCGGACAACATTTTCCCAACCGTGTTTGTCGTCACCACCGGCGACGCCGTATGGAAAATCAACAGGATGATCGTCACCTCGCAAGAGGAATACAGCCTGCTGATGGGTGAATACGGGCTTGATTATTTCGACGGCGACCTCATGCCACGCGCGTGAATTCCAAATCCCGTCGATTTCGACGGGTTTAAAACCATTGAATCAAGGGAGGAATCGATGTGCTGCAAAATTTTCTAGCCGGTTTTGGTGGTGTCGGCGGCGCGTGCGCGGTAATCACACTGTGCTTGAAAATCTGGCCGGGGGCGCTCGAATCGCTCGCGACCGGATTGTATGCGCACGTTAACCCCGAGCGATTGCCTTACAATTCGGTGCTTTCCCAGCATTTCGCCAAGACGAGGCAGCTGGGCGAGCGGACAGAGCGCTTTGACGAGCGCATGGACGAACTCTGCCGCGACACGATCAAAAACACGTTGATCTCACTGATTTACGGCGATAAGGACACCGACCACAGCGAGGCCGTCAGCTACGAGCTATCGAAGCTTGAGAAATTGGACGCGCAATGCTGGATCGTCGCCGCCGCCGAAAAATACTTGGAGGACCGGCAGTGACGCATCTCATGATCGCAGTCGGCCTATACCTGCTGCTGCCCGCGCTCGTCATCGTGTTCAATCATGGCGCGCACAAGATTCAGGCTGGTGGCATCGTGGCTGGCGCTGTCACGACAGACAAGGTGGTGGCCGACGCTGTGACCGCCGACAAATTGGCTGCGAACAGCGTGCAGGCGCGGAACATCACCGCTCTTGCAGTCACGACCGACAAGCTTGCGGCCAGCAGCGTGACGACCGCGAAGCTCAACGTCACGGAGGACATGACGGTCGCGCTGCTCAACGCGCACTTGCGTTGATTTTCACATCATTTTTTAAAGCCATCCCACTTCGGGATGGCTTTTCTATTTGCCCCTTGACTTGGGGCGGGAAGGAGAGGATGTGGGCATCCTCAACAACAAAGGCAAGCCGAAGCACAAGCGTCCATATCGGCATATCGGCAGGCCGTTGACCGCGTTGGCTGCGGTGCTGTGCGTCGCCGTCGCGCCGGTCGCCAGCGCGAACATGGACGTCATCGACGTGAGTGGATGGCAGTCCGCCGACGTGACGCGCGTGGTGGACGCCGACGCAGCCATCGTGAAGATCACGGAGGGTGGCGGCTACGTGAATCCGTCTTGGCGGAGCCAGACCGATTGGGCGCGGCAGACCGGTAAGGCCTGCGGCGGCTACCATTACGCGGACGGCGGCAACGTCACCGCCGAAGTGAACCATTATCTCAACCAGTTCAACGGCTATGTGGGCCAGTGCGTGCTCGCGTTGGACTGGGAGTCCAACGGCAACGCAGCTTGGGGCAACGGCGACTGGGTGCGCCAGTGGGTCAACCAGGTGTATTCGCGTACCAAGGTCTGGCCAATCGTGTACGTGCAGGATTCCGCCGTATATCAGATTCCGTCCGACGTGCGCGCCCATTGCATGCTGTGGAAGGCGCAGTATGCGAACATGAACGCGACCGGCTGGCAGTCCACTCCGTGGAACGCCGGAAGCAAGGGCGAGGGCATGGTGCAGTATGCGTCCACCGGCTATCTGAACGGTGTCGGCCCGTTGGACTTGAACCTGTTCTTCGGTGAGCGTGACGCTTGGCAGAAGATCGCGAACGGTGATCGCGGCAAGACCCATGCCGAGGTGAGACATGATCCGGTCAGGCCGCAGGTCACTGCCACGCCGGACTACAATGACATGGCCACGAAGGTCATTCGTGGCGTGTACGGCAACGGCAATGAGCGCCGGCAGGCTCTTGGCGGTGCCTATGACACGGTGATGGCGATAGTTAACCAGCGTCTCGGCGGTTCCGCTGGCACCGTGTCCAATACGTCGAATTGCGGCAGCGTGTGCGTGACTGTTCGCTCCGGCGATACGCTCAGCAGCATCGCGGCCAGTAATGGCGGTTCTTGGAACCAGTACACGGGATACCGTTCGGGTAATCCGAACGTCATCTACGCTGGCGAGACCGTCTGCCGTCGTACCGGCGCGGCCAGTACGGCCACCGTCGCTACCGGTGGACGGTACGTGGTTCGTTCCGGCGACACCCTCGGCGGCATCGCCGCATATTACAGGGTCAACATGTACAGCATCCACGGGTACCGTTCCGGCAATCCGGCGTTGATCTATCCGGGCGAGACCCTTTACTGGTAAGGAGACTGATTATGGTCGATGAAGTCAAGGAGACTAATCATGACGGCGAAAAGCCGGAAGAGGAAACTGGCGAGGAAAACAAGTACCTCCTGCCGGACAAGGCATATAAGGCATTGAAATGGGTTGCGTTGATCGCGTTGCCCGCTTTGGCCGTGTTCGTGCATGTGGTCGGCCCCGCATGGAACCTTCCATACGTTGACCAGATCGTGACCACGTTGAACGCTCTGGCCGTGCTGGTTGGCGCGTTGATCGGTGCCAGCGAGTTGAAGGCCCGGTATTCCGAGTAGAAACCTTTCATTCCTCTAACATCATGTTGGAGAAGTGTAAGAATACTATGACCTACTCGTACATTGAGTACGAGTCGCCCCTCTCTCAGCATTGCTGGGGGAGGGGCTTTTCTTGTTATTCGGCGTGTTTGCGTGGTCGTCCGCCGCCGTCGCGGCGGCCCGGTGGTTTTGTGCGAATACCGTCTGGATCACGCTCACGGCGAGACGAATGTCCGCCGTCATGGGGTATCGTTGCAATCGAACTTGAGATCCGGACCTGCTTTGCTGGTGGGCAGGGTTTCGGGTTCGAAGCGTGTGGCTGGCTGCCGCAGGCATCCGATGGCGAGTCGATGCGCCATCAGCGAGAGCTGGATGTCTCGCCCAACGGCTGGGCCAGACGGTTGAGACCAACCGGAGCCGTGACCCTTCCCGCGCAAACGGGACGCTAGTCATGCAGAAGACTGTAAAAAGATCAGCCACACGGCTTCGGAGGGGCGCTTGGTCGGTGCCCCTCTTTTAATTTTCTGGGAGGATTCCGGGCGTGAACGTGACCGAGGCGAAGCGGCGGATGCTTGGCGAGGCCCGAAAGGCAGCCCGACTATACGCCAATCTCGTCGGAACGATCACGAGAATCGCGTGCGACGACGGGATGACGCTGGACGTCCAATGGAAGGCCTCGAACTTCGCCCACCTATGCGGCCTGGAATACTACGCCGACGACAACCGCACCCGCAGACTTCCCGCCCGACGCCTGTACACCGACCTCCTGTCCGGCCATGGGATCTCGGTGAAAAGGGTCGCGCCCACCGGAGACGCGCGATGGCTCGCGAGGAAGACCGACGTGATAGCCAGCGCATTCGCACTGAACGACGCATCCATGGTGGTCGAATCAGGCAACAGCCGGATACGCCTCTACATGGGAAACACAGTCTGGTGCATCGGCCTCGGAAGAAGCGGAGAGGACGGCCCCTACTATCCGCAATCCCTACGCAAGGGGAACGCGGCCAAGGAAAAAATGCCAGGAACCCAGATCCACCATGTAGTCTCGATCAAATACCTGAACACGGCACAGTGCCACCCATCGATCCAAGACTGACAACATCCAACCTCCAACAACAAAACCGCCCCGGCGCTCGCGGATGAGCGCCGGGGCGGACGTCACTCCGCCGGATGCTTGCGCGGCCTGCCACCGCCGACTCCGCGTCCGGGGCGTTGCGCGTTCCATTGGTCGATGGTGTCGGGGAGCCAGCCGCGCGTGCGGCCTATTAGGGCGTCCGGCTGGGGGAGCTTGTAGGCGCTGACGGCGGCGGTGCTGATGCCGAGACGCTTGGACACGTCGGTGACGCTCAGGTATTTGATGGTCATGTCAGTCCTTCCTTCCGGCGATGAGCGCGAAGACGGCGCTGACGATGGCGCATCCGGCGGTGAGCGCGAACGGCCAGCCGAACCATGCGCTGGCGGCGGTTCCGAGCGCGAACACCGCGCTGACTATCGATTCTGTTCTCATGATGTTCCATGGCATAATCGGAGGTATGGGGTTCCGGCCCCTACGACTGGCCGGAACCCTTTCTCACTTTTTCCTCTTCGGCTTCCGCCTCATCTCCTTGATGAGTCCGGTCACTGCTTTGACGAGGGCCGCGAGACTCGCGACGAGAAGCGAGATGCTGGTGATTATCTCCGATGGTGTCATGTTCACCTCCTTTCCTTGATATAAACTATATTAGCACAGTAAATAAAGTAATGCAAGCCGAAACACGAAAAAACACAGGAAAAAACAGCGGATTGATAGACTTGATGCCACGCAAACGAAGGGGCGAGCATGGCCTACACAATCAGACAATACGCCACCAAAGCCGGAAAAAGATACGAGGTGCGCTACCGCAAACCGGACGGCACGCCGACCGGCAAACGCGGCTTCCGCCGCAAGATGGACGCGGAAGCGTGGGGAGACCAGCATGTCAACGCCGCCAAAAGGGACGGCAGCTTCGTAGACCAGTCAGCCGGCCGCACATTGGTGTCCGACGTCTACGCCGAGTGGATGGATTCACGACGTCCGATTCTCAAGCCAAACACCATCCGCACCGACGAAATCACTTGGAAGACTCATGTGGAACCGGAATACGCGGCACGGCAGATAGGCTCCATCACACACAGGGAACTGCAGGCCTTTATCAGCGGCAAGGCGGAAAAACTGGCACCGTCCACGGTGCTCAAGATCGTCGGCGTGCTCAAAGGCGTCTGCGATCTCGCCGTCAAGGACAGGCTCATCGCCAAGGCTCCGACCGACGAACTCGCGCTGCCCAGGCGTGAGGGCAGGAGACTGCACCGGTATCTCACCGTCGAGCAACTGTTGGCTGTCGCGGATGAGGCCGGCAGGGCGCGTATCCAGCCGACCGACCGCAAGGCGCTCGTGCTGGTGCTTGGCCTGTGCGGACTGCGTTGGGGCGAGATGTGCGGCTTGAGGGTGGAGGACGTGGACTATGGACGCCGCCGAATCCACGTCAGGCGGAATGTTACGAGAATCGGCAGCGAATGGTCGGAGACCTCGCCGAAGTCGCATGAGATGCGCGACGTGCCGATGCCATCCATAGTGGGCGAGGCGCTGCTTCCCGTGCTGGCCGGCAAGGGGCCGTCCGATTGGGTTTTCCGTGACCATCTCGGCCGTCCTCCGCGAAACCAGTCTGCTGCTGGGGCGAAATCGAACCGCACGTGGTTTATCAGCGCGTGCAGGAGGGCTGGCGTGGAGCCGTTGCCGCCGCATGACCTTCGGCATACGGCCGCATCCATCGCGGTGCATGCAGGAGCGAACATCAAGGCTTTGCAGCGGATGCTTGGACACAAGTCGGCGGCCATGACGTTGGACGTCTATGCGGATTTGTTCGATTCTGATTTGGATGATGTGGCGCGCACCATCGACGCTGCGGTGCAGGTCGCTTCGCAGGATGTGGGCAAAATGTGGGCACAGGTGGATGCCGCACATGTTCGGAATGTTTGAATCGTTGGAATCTCAAGGATTCCATGAAGTGGGCGATGAGGGACTCGAACCCCCGACATCCACCGTGTAAAGGTGGCGCTCTAACCAACT